GTAACACCACTTGTGCCACGCCATCGTGCCGTCCTTGCGCACGAGCTTTCGCTTCAGCACGACGTTGCCCTTCGGCTCCGGGTCGACGAATCTACGCCGCACCCAATTGGGGTCCTTCACCGTGAAGCTCTCACCCTCGTGGCGCATCAGCGGGTTCGACATCGCGCGAATCTTGAGCATCAGGCTGAGCACGGGGTCAGTCGACCGGAGCCGCGTGGTCACCTGGTCGTACTGCTCTTCCTCGAGCCCCGTGAGCTCGTCCACGTAGATGGCGGAGAACTCGAACGACATGTACTGCTCGTAGTCGTGCGGGTCCTTGCAGTGGCCGAACTGGTACTTGAAGCCGCTCGAGAACGTCCAGGTCGTCTTGTTCTCATTCCACGTCGCGCCCGGGTCAATCTGCTTGAACATCCGGTGGCTGAGCGTGATGGTGTGCTCGAGCATCTTCACTGTGCGGCGCAGGTGAAGCGCCCACCCTGTCGAAGTTCCCCATTCGTGCCAATGCTTGTGCTTGCGGTTCGCGCAGCGCTCGTGCTCGATGGTGATTTGGTCCACGATGTCCATGAGCAGGCAGAACGTTTTGCCAGGACCGGCTGCCCCGGCACCGAGCACTTCGTCGATGCCCATGCGCGCGGTATCGTGGTACCGCTGCTGCCACGGGGACGGCTGGTAGAGCACGTCGGTCATCAGAACTGCCTCGCGCTGTCCACCACATGAATCTTGGCCATGTATTCAGCGCGCCAAAGCTCAGTCTGCCAAAATACGTCGCGCGGCGACCAATCGCCAGCCTCGGTGTGTGAGATTTCCGCGCCCTGCTGGCAGAACGCTACGACCCCGCGTATCTCTCCGCGCTTCGCGCGCTCTAGCAGCGCCTCGAGCGCTTCGATGCAGCCCGCATCCGGTCCGCCTCCAGCAATCGTTAGGTGGCTCATGGCGTTGTGTTGTCCGTCAGGATGCCGGCCTTCTCGCAGATGGCGATGAGCTCGGTGAGCACCGCCACCGTCGCGCCTCCGCGCGACCCAGAGAGTCCAGGCGGTGTCGACGGAGCCAGCTTTGCCAGGAGCGAGCCCTGCTCCCGCAGGTACGGGATGAGCTCGCGGTTCACCGAAACAAGCAGCGTCTCCTGCTCTAGCGGCCGCGTGGTGAGCTGCTTACGTTGCGCCATTCTGGCCTCGCAACGCCTTGACGATGGCTTCGTACAGTTCGCGGCGTGGACCGAGCTTCACCTTCGGGCCGTCCGTCATCCAGTCGCGCCGCTGCTTCTCCGACAGCTCGAGCCACTGGCGCTGCGCGATGTCGACTTGACCCAATGCGCGCGCGCACTCCTTGTCGGCAGCGAACGCCACCATGGCGATGTTGTGCTCGCTGAACAGCGGCACCGCGTCGTCCTCTTTCTTCCAGCGCGTCAGCTCGTGCGTGGTATCGCCAGCGAATGGGCGGTCCCATTTGATGGCAGGCTTGCCGTCGCGCTCGACCATGTAGCCGCGGTCTCCGGTCTCCAGGTGCCGGTAGAACACGCGCTTGGCTGGCGGCGGGTCGTTGTGCGCAATGGGCGCTTCGGGTCCGAAGGTCATCTCTTCAGCGCCCCGCTGCTCAAGGCGCGCGCACGGCGCGGTACCTGCTGCCGCAAGCAGTCGCACCGGGAACTCACATAGGCATGGCGCAGTCCTGCGTTGCCGCGCGCCAAGGACTTCCGGCACTGGCGAAACACGATGCCGTTCAGCGTCAGAGGCTCCAGTTTCATTCGCTCTCCACTTCTCTCTCCTCAAATTGAGGTAGGGCGTCCGAAGACAAAATAACCTTCGCGACGTTCAAAACGTGCGTTCCGCCCTTCTCCGTGGCCTTGGCCTTCATGATGCCCACCGCGACGTTCGCCGCGAGCTTCAGGCCGATGGGCGCGTCGGCGCTTGGAAGGCTCGCCAGCACGGCGACCCGGTGCGCGCGCTGCGCTCCCGCTTGCCCGAGCTCGACCTCCATCGCTTCGAATGCCGGGTCGAGCTCACGCTCCAGGGACGGGTCGATGTCTCGGAAGCGCATCGCGTCGCGCAGCACGCCCATCGACTCGCGGAACAGCTCGTCTTGCAAGCTGACCAGCTGCTCCATCTGGTCGCGCTTGCGGTCGATGGCGCTGGTTTGCGGCGCAGCCAAGACGGAGTGCTGCACTGGAGTTTTGGTCTCCTGCTGCGGCCCCGTCTTGGCTTTGCGCGCGTCCACTCAGCAGCCCCGCTTGCCCTTGGCGGCCATCTTCGTCATCTTGGACTTTCCGTACTTCTTCATGCCGGCGGCCGCCGCTACTGCGGCAGGATTGCGAGCGCCGGATGCTGCTGCTGATTTCTCCACGGCTTTGAATCGGGCGCCGCTCCCGAGCTTGGGCTTGGCCATCACGCCTCCGTGAAGTCTACGTAGAATTCCTTGCCCGGGTCGAATTGCTTCGACGCCTCGGTGTTCACCGTGGAGAGCTCGATGCTTCCACCGGGAGTCCACTTGTAGAACGCCTTGTTTTCGTCGCTTCCCGAGGTGACGGGAGACAGCGTGATTTTGCTCGCATCGTTTTCCATGCGCGCGACCGACGTGACTCGAAACTTTGCTCGTACAGTCATTTGTGCCTCAGGATAGCCCAAGAGTGGCTTGTCGTGGGTCGACTTCCGGCTTGTCGGCCTTTTCGCCCGACCAGTCCTGCGAGGCCACCCAGTTGACCACGCGATTGCGGCTGTCCGGCGGCAGCTGCTTCAACGTGTTCGAGAAGGAATGCATTACGCTCAGCTCGAGGTCCGAGCCAGTTTTCTTAGACCGCATTTTTTCGCTCCGTTTTCAGTTCCAAAAGAGCCTCCATTGACTCTTTTGACCAGGTTCGCTCCGCGTCCCAGTGCACCATGCACCCGACTCGGCTCGAGACTTTCCAATAGCTGACGAAACCGAGCACGTGTGCCCAGGAGTCGCCTTTCATCACGCCGGCACCCACCAGCGAGTCGAAAATCAGCTTGATTCCGCCGGCCGCCAAATTGTCAGGGTCGCGTCGGCGGTCCGGCTCGCAAAATAGCAGCGAAAAGTAGCCAGGACCCACCGGCTCCACTCGCTCAGCCTGGCACAGCAGCTTGATTTGCCCGTAGTGGCGACGTTTTAGGTCGTTGTACGAATTCCAGGCGCCTTTTTGCGTAGACTTCGCACCTAGTAGCTCATTCAGGCCGGGAAATCGGCCGGGCAGCCACAAATCCATTACCCGCGCCGCCTGTTCTCCTCGGCCACCGAGCGCTCGAACAGCACCGCTCGGCACATCGGGCTCTGGAACGCGAAGTCTCCGCCCTTACCGGGCGGCTTCAGCGGTCGGTGCTCCTGAATCGCCTTCAGGTCCGCCAGCTGCACCCGCCGCGTGCGGAAATGCGCGCCAAGGTGACCCTTCGGGTCGTCCCGAGTAGCCGCGTCGGCGTCGAGCTTCTTGAACGCGCGGTCCACGTAGTCAGGGCTAACGCCAAGGTCTCGGACAGGCATGCCCCACTGTACCAGCGCGCGCGTTACAGTGCAATACATGTGTTCCAACAATGTCGCCACGTCGATTTGTCGGATAATGTGTGACACATTGTGTTTCCGCATGTTTCAAAACGATGATTTTACTCCCCCGCGCGACGCGCGCGCGTGCCATGCCGCGACGGATTTGTACAGAACAAAATTTCAGAGCCATTTTGTCGCCGTGGCACCATTGATGCTACACACCCGCACGCGATTCCTTCTTTCACCGAGCCTTGCGAGGTGAAGCAGAGAAGCTCGGCGGACTGCGCCGCCGACAACAGAGCGCCTGTGCTTGGCGCACAGCACGGAGAATAGGGAGGCTTAATGGGAAGAGAAATGGGCGGCCGATTGGGTGCCACTACCTATCCAGTCAGATCGCGCACACGCGAGGCGCTCAGTGTGTTACACTGTAACGCACGGGAGAACGGCATGAGCAAAACAGCCCAGCGTCACGCATGGTTCGTTAAGCGTCTAGCTGCCCCTACGACGGGCAAGGGCGCCACAGTGAGCGGCCCAACGGGCTCGACGCAGGTTGTGCTAGCTGGGCCCTTTAAGACGCTTCTAGCGGCCGAGGATGCGGCAGAGCGCCTGGTCGCTGACGGCATCACGGACACTCTGTACTGCGAGTGCAACCCAGTAACGTGACCTGGAAGAGCATTGGGGTCATCGGACGGAAGAAGCTGCGCGAGTTCATCGGCGAGCCGAAGCAGCGCCAGTGGCAAGCGCTGCTAAAGCGCGCCGGCCTGGATGGGCCGCTGCCGAAGGAGCTCAACTCGGGGGGCAGCTGGTACATCCCGCGCAACAAGCTGACGCGCGAGGAGGCGAAGCGGCTGCTTCAGCTCAGGTACGCGGAGCTCGGCGAGCGGCGGCTGAAGGCGAAGCCTGGTTCGAAGCGCTAGAGCTCGGTCGCCATGGCGCTCGCCACCGCGAGCAGCCCGTTGTGGGTGAGCACGATGCCAGCCTTGGCGCACTGTCCCTCACGCTCCTGTACCAGCCCCTTTTTGCGCATCTTCTTCACCCAGTGGTACACACCCTGCTTGGTGATTCCAAGGTCGCGCCCCACGCGCGACAACGGCGGAGGCTGCCCGAGCTCGGCCGTGAGCGCCACCACGTCTTGCAGGATGCGGAGCTCATAGTTGTTCGGAGCGCCAGGCTCGCGGAACGGCTCGTACTCGATGCCTTCCACGCTCATCGTGCCAGTCACGCGCGACCGACAATCCCGCGCCCGATGAACAGGAACGCGCACACAGCAGCCTCGCACGACGGCAACGCCGCATCCTTCACCCACAGGGTAGGTGGCGGCTTGGTCGACTCGCGCACGATGGAGTGCCAGAACGCCATCTCGGCGCCTTCCAGCTCAATCACTCGTACGGCTCGCGGTTGCATTGTCGGTCTCTGTGTAAATTGTGGCGCCTGTTGTTCCGGGCGGCCTTCAGATGGCTTGTCGTGCTTGGTCATCCTAAAGCGGGCCGGCAGGCTTACCGCGTTACACTGTATCACGCGTCAAGCGAGTCGTCCAGCAGCTTGCGCTTGGCGTAGGCGCGAGCATTCTCCGCTCGCTTGCGCGCCTCGGGGTCTGGGAACTGATCTGGGTCGACTTCATACGACTGAGCGGCCCACCTGCTGCGAATCTTACCGGCGACAGTCTGCTTGGTCCTGGTCGGAAGCTCAGTCGGCTCGTCGGGTCCAGTCGCTCGCAGCTTCGTCGGTGCGCTAGGAAACCCAGGCAGGCACTCGTCGCACTCGCAGTGGCGTATGTGCATCATTCGGGACTCACCAGCGCTTCGTCGCAGCACCAAGCGTTTCCGGTGACCTGCATGCCGTTGGTCCAGTCCGGACCGTCGCAGTGGCCCGGGGCGAAGTTCGTCTGCGTGGTATCCGAGCACACCACCGCGCGCGGCTGGTTGGGGCAAAGCTGCACCCGGATGTACTCTAGCTGCACTGCGCAGCCCTTCGGCAGTACGATGGGCGGCTCTACCGAGCCGGAGCATGCATTGAGTAGTAGGAGGCTAGAAAGGAATCGGGTCATCGTCGCCTTTCGTGGGCTCCCAGGCATCGCCGGGGTCCTGATTGGGAAGAGGGCTCGGAGTGGAGACCGGCCCGTCCCAAGGGAAAATGGTGGGCTTGTTGGTCGGCTGGTTGGCAACGCACTCACCATTGCCGCGTACGCCCTTCCACCGGCTGTACGGGTCGGCCTCGCG